ATAAATGTAGCCCAATCCCGATGTTGCCAAAGCTGACACTAATGAATAAACATCAATGGTTGATGATGATCGTTGTGCCAATTCATAGCTGCCGGGTGTGTCAATTTCGCCCAAGCCTGTGTTTTCGGCATCTTGCCATTGAGTTGTTGGATCATAAGTAGCCCATGTCAAAGCTGCTGGCACTTCATTCCATGAATTGACCAACAAATCTGTGAGGATTGTAAGAATCTGATCTCCATCAAAATCCTGTGTCAGCACGCCATCGGTCAAGGCTTTTGGCAATCTGGCCAAAGCTCCCACAGCTGTAATTCTGACAGATTGGTTAATTCCGACCGCACCCGATGCAGCTATGCCAATGCCTAAATCAACGACTGTGCCGCCAAAGATTGGCACAAATGTAGCTGTGGAATCTTGCAATTCAATAGTGACAGAATCATTAATTTCAATGTCAATGTTGGATTGATCTAAATTGATTAGCTCAAGATTTACATATCCTGCATTTGCCTGCTCATAAATGTTGGTGCGACCTGATGTGGTCGAAAGGTTGGCCAAAACATAATTTGTATATTGAACACCACCAATTTTGACACGCCAAACAGGATTAAAAAGTGTCATAAATAAACCAAATTCGATGCGCCATTGGTGCCTCTGAAAGTCGAATTATTGAGCGCATCTGAAACGGCTCTGGAAAATCCTTCCTCATCAATAATTGAGGCAGCATTGACATTGATTATCACGCGCTCGGCCGTTGTAAGCCCACCGGTTGCAATCACGCGGTTTGCAGCTCTATCTTCTCTCGCTTGTCGCAATCTTTCGGTTTCTGCCTTTAATTCCTCGCGCCTTAAAATTGCAGCTTGCATCGCTGGTGAATAGGCACCAAGCGGTGCGCCTGTAAAAGTGCGCGGATCAATTGCACCGCCAAATGTTTGACCTCCTCCATCATTGCTGGCAAATGGATCGCCGCCCATATCTGCGCCAAATTCTGCCGTGCCGGCTCTCAAGCCTTTAGAATTATCCCCACCACCAAAAAATCGCGTAACCGGATTATTTTTCATCAATTCAATAAATGCTTTTACTTTAGTGACAACAGAATTGATGCCCGAAACCAAATTAGAGAAACCAGTCACAAGGCCTGCAACTATTCCTGCAACTACATTCAAAGCTATTTTTAAAGCACCACCTAAAATTGGAGCAAGCGTATCTTTGGCAAAATCCGCGACCGCTTTCATAAATTTAACCAAAGGTTTTAATTCCTCAGAATTATTATTGATAGCCGTTTTAACTGTATTAAATGCCGTATTCAATCCTTCAAGAGCTGGCTTTAAAACTGCCGTAAATGTTGGAATAAGAAAAGTGGTAAGAAATGACCAAATGGCTTTGAACGCTGGAACAAATGTGTCATTGATGTATGTGCCCAAAGCTTTTATGATTGGCTCAAGCTGTGGCCCAATTGCATCTGCAAATTTTTGGATTGCTGGAACAACATCATCAACAAATTTATCAACTAGCGGCGTAATTGCGTCCAGCACAAATGATCCGACTGTTTCCTTGCCTTCATCAATTGCCACATTGAGACGAGCCATTTTGCCGGCAAATGTGTCAGCTTGTTTTGATGCCTGACCTTCAAATGTGCCTGCCAATTTAGCTGTGATTTGCTCAAATGACATAGTTTTAAGCTCGGCAGCACTAATGCCAACACCTAGTTTTCCAAGAGCTGTGGTTTGACCTTCACTAGCTTTGGCAAGCGCATTTGAAACGGCTTCTAAAGATTTGCCCGATCCTGCACTAATGTCCAAAGCAATAGCTTGCAACCTTTGTGCTTCTTCAACATTTTTTGTGCTTCTCAATAGACGATCTAGCGATGGCCTCAGCTCATCATCGGTTTTTCCAGTCAATAAAGATGTCTTAAGTATCTGCGCCTCGACCGCTTTAATTTGAGCATTTGTGGCACCGGTGACATTTTCCAAAGTTGTGGCCAATTTAGTTTGTGCAGCTTCATCGGCAATGGCAGACTTCACACCATCAATAAGCAATTTGCCAGCATATGCGGCAGCTGCGGCACCAGCTGCGGCAAACGCCAATCCAGCCTTTTTACTAAAATTGCCAATTTTATCGCCAAAACCTTGCACCTCTGTTGAGCCGGTGCTAAGACTTTTTTTGAGCTGATCTACATCACCCAGAATAGAGAGCTTGAGCGTTCTACTTTGTCCGGCCATCACCACTCCTTCAAAATCTTAGTAAATGCAGCTTCCCATTGAGCAATAATGTGAGGTTGCTCAGCTCTCAAGGTTGGATAAATAAAGTATCCTCTTGAGCCGCGACCTTCACGGCCTGACCACACCGGAAATTGCTTGAATTTATTTGAACCAAATTCGTAACCGCCCCAAAGCTGTTGGGTTGTAGCTCCACCGCTAAATTTTTGAGATACAAAGCCAAATGACAATTCGCCAATTTTGGATGATTTGCTTACACGCGATCCATCAGCAACACGGCTGGCGGCTTTATTTGGTCGGCCACCAGCTGCACTCTTGATTTTTGATTGCACATAAGTGGCCAACCCATTTGATACGCCTTTGGCTTGTTGCACAGCTCTTTCATCCATGGCTTTAAAAGCCTTAAGAATCCCGCGCAATTCATTCTTATCGTATGTAATTGCCTCAGTCGCCATTTCGTATCCTTAGAATCTCAAAAACTGTTAAAACATCTTCGGCCGTTTGAAACTCTGATCGTGACAATCCCGTGGTGATTGCTAATTCCCAAAGAATCCGGTTTATTGATCCGGATTCGTAACTTTTGGGTTTTCGGTTTCTCCCATGCTGATGTCAGTCACAGTCTCGCACCACACTTCAAATGGCTTGACAGGCTTTCCAGCTGCCTCGCGCTTGCTTGCGTGATACGCCAAAAACATCAAATCTGCAATGCCTAATTTCTCAGACACTTGTTGAATCGTGTTTCCGGTTTTTTGTTCCCATTTCATCCATTCCGGTGGTAGCGCGGTATATGTCGCGCTATCCCCCGAAACAAACTCTATTGTGATTGGTAATTTCATGCTCCCGATCTCCTTTTTATAGTGTTGGTGTGGTCACACAGGTAAATGCTAGTGAGACAGTTTGTGCATCTGGTGCTGTGCCTCCAGCTGATGGGAAAATTGGCTGCACATCAAAATTGAATGTTGATCCTGATGCAGCTGTAAAAACAACCGCCAATGGTGTGTTTGGTGCTGTGTCTGCCGCTGTCCAAAGCGCGTTGCACAGTGATCCACCTGCTGGCCAGTCGGCAAGCATTTCAACAGCGAACGATCCTTGCGAATCAGTCGTAAAATACGCCTTGCCATCGAGTGTTTGATATGTATTGATTGTGGAATCAATAGTCAGTGTTGCTGAGGTGGCCTGAGCATCATAAGTATCACCAGCAATGGTGAAAGTGATGTCTCTGCCGGTGACGATTGTTGTTGGCATGATTTCTCCTTAGTTGGTGTAATAGGTGCTGACTTGTAAATCGGCTGTAAGGTATTTACCTGCACCGACTTCCAATGGTTGAGGTTGATTGACATTGCCGACTTCATAACCAGATGGCATTGTGCTGATAATGTCAATCATTAGTTGTTCGAGGTTGTCCAAAGCTGCTGCGTTGTTCATATATGCAACAACACCAGTCACGGTCAGATTGATTTTGACTTTAGTTGTTGCGCCATTAATTAAAACGCTCTCAAGATAAGGTGCATCGGGAATCAAACAAATGCTTGGGCTAGTCATTGCCTCCGGAATGCCGTTATACACATTGGCTGCAATTGTTGAAAGTGCGGTCTGCAATGGCGTGCGGATGTCAGCTTCAATGGTCATTGGCACATTGCCTCAACATCCAAGAATGGGCCTAAAAGGCCAACGACTCTATTTGTTAAGCTGCGACCAAGCACAAATGGTGATGGCTGAAAATTGTCTGCCATAATTTGATTGCCGGGAGCTGTAATGCTTTGGAAAATCTCAACCGAAACAACCAAAATTGCGTTTTCAATTGGCGGTGTGCTGGCGTACAGCTGTGCAGCTGATGATCCGCTTAATGTAGCCAATGCGCTTGGGATAAATGGCAATGGGTAAGTCCGGTCAGCTGCAGCTGTGGCCGCTGTAAATGTAAATGGCTCAATCCGATCATCGGTGACTGTGTAAGTGCCATTGTAGGTTCCGGCCCCGGTAACAATGACAGATTGCCCCGGCACAAAATAATTTGGCCGGATAGTTGTGAAATAAATGACGGAATCACTTACATTGGCAAAAGTCACCGATGATTGGTATTGCGTAAGTAAAGGCAAAATCGTTTGCTCAGCGGAATCTATAAAAGAATCCAATTGAGCATCACTATACAAAGAAACTGAGACACCAAGAATTGACCTCAGCTGTGCGGCTGTGACTATTGCTGGCATCTCAGTTCCTTTCGTGTCAGTAGCGTTCGGGAGCGACCGCTACCGATTTTGAGTTATTTATGGGAGGTTATTAAATTGGGCACCATTTGGCACCTTTGGAGCTAGTGCGCCATAGCCGTAATACAGGATGTCAATTGTTCCATCGCTGTTGATGTTCGTGCGTAGCGTAAAGCGTGGGCTCTCATACCATGTGTATGAATCTGGATTCACAACTACCATTGAAGAATCGCCATCGGCTGTTGTTGTACCAGCGTTACCAAATGAGCGTGAAACATACAGATTAAGGCCCGGTGAAACTACACCGCGCAATGAATCTCCGCGAACATTTCCTGCCTGATTGCTAGGTTGTGCCGCATTGTAAAGTGGTGATCCATTGTCGTTGTAACCCATGATGTTTCCCCATTGTGTTGGTGAAACGATCAATGAGCGAGCAAATCCAAGTGATGCTCCATAAACAGCTGCTGCTGCTTTAGATGTGTATCCAAGGAATCCGGTTGCTGAATTTGCTGTTTGAGCTGTTGTGGTAGTAACTGCAGCCTGCATTGCTGCAAGTGCAAACTCATCTGTTTCTTTTGCATACGCAAATTCAAGATTTTGTAGGAGAGCTGTGAGGTACTCAGGCCGGCTGCGGTCAATGAGCTCAACCGTTGAGATAGCTCTACCTTTAAATGGCTTGACTGATACTGAAAGAAATGTTGCTGATAGTGATGATTCTGTAACTGCTTGGTTTTCATCAATTTGATCAACGCTTGGCACAGCGGTTACGCGAGGCAACTCAAATGTCATGCCTTCTGCAACTAAAGTTTCGCGGCTGATGCCATCGATGCAACCGCGATCAGCGTTTGCAAGTGCATTGATAACCTGTGTGCTTTGTGGTGTTGGAATCATGCCGGGTGCTGTTGATGTTGTGTTATCAGCTGCCTTTACATATTGGCGTGAATCTTCATCATGCAAAATGCTTGCGCGTAGATAGTGCTCAAGGTATGAAACCTTATTCACAATTGGTGATCGTGGAGCTGTGTAATAGGCAGGTCGTGATGCCTGGACAGCTTCTGCTGGAGCCTCTACCGGTTCAACGGCAGGAGCGGTATTTTCGGTAGTGTTATCCACTTTGTCTCCTTCATTTGGGTTTGTGTTATCTGATACTTCTTGAGTTTCAGAATCTTCTGATGCTGCTACCTCTGAAACGCGTGCAGATCGCACGGCTGGTTCGGTAACAAGCGCAACAGCTGTGAGCTGTCCATTGAGCACCTTCATGGTGCCATCTTTTTGCATCTCAAAATTATCAACGGCCAATTCAATACTGAATCCATCGCGTAAGCCTTCCATTGCCTCTGTGAGCGCATCGGTGCCGGCTGTGGTGTTAGCAATCTTGAAAGTCGCTGTCATTTCTTTATCATTTACACTCATGGCAATGCTCTTGCCAATTCTGCGTGTGTTGTCATGTTCTAAATTTAGAAAGACATCATTTGGCATAATTGATCCACGGGCAAAAACAACCTTGCCGGTTGATGCATTTGCGTGCTCATTGAAAGCAACGATGCGCCCGGTGATTGTGCGTGAATCTGAATCAGCTGCCGTGATGTGCATTGGTGTTGTTAGCTTCATGAGATCATATCCTCCATTTGTCTAATTTCATCGGTAGTGATTGCTCCGATGTCGAACAAAATCTTGTAAATCTCTGCACGCTCTTTTTCTGATCCGCGCAAGTACGCCTTCAAATCAAATTCAACGCGCTGTGTTGATGGCGTAAAATCTGGCATTGAGAGCCTGCTGCTAATGCTGTTCATTAGAGGCAACAGCGAAAAATCCAACAAGGTTTGACGCGCCGTGCTGGCATTTGCATAGGTCATGGATGATCCAGTCGGCGCATCAATAAAGTAAGCCGGAATGCCAACGGCTCTGGCTAATTCTGTTGCAATAATTTCGCGTGCAGCATTAAGGCCAATTTGCTCTGGTGTAAATCCAACTGTTTCCATGGAAATATCAGCATTTAGAAAAGCCGTTCCCCGGTTTCTTCTCGCTGACCCCCAAGCATCAAGCAATTTTGCAATGCGGTCAGCTGGCAATGCTGTGCCATTAGATTTTAAAACCATTGATGGCACGGGTTCGCGTGCATACATTGCAGCAGCTCTTTCCAGCTCTGCACCGGCGCGAATTGTGCGACCCGCTCTATTTAACAGACCTTCATCATTGCCGTAAAACACAACAAGCGATCCAACACCTGACATCGGAACGCGCGATCCATCAACTGTGTAATACTCAATTTGCGTGCCAATTGAATTTAAAAATACACCGACACGATTAGGAGAAACGCGCCACATTTGGCGAACGCGCCCGGTATCGGCAAACAAATCCATAATTTGAAAATAACTAAAACCCGTAAATAGTAAATCCTCAGCCGCCCAACACCATGATGCAGCTCCCGGCACGCGCTTATCCGGATCATTAATAACAACCGGTTGATCAATAACCTGACCTGTTGTTTTGTCGCGTGTGAGCATTGGAATTGTGGCAATCGAATTGCAAATCATATTTCTTGCGCGTGCAATTGCTGGCACACTCATTGCTTCTTCACGGCTTGCAAGATAATCCGCGCCACCAAATGGAAAAAATGCATCAAGAGTCGGAGCTGGCCCGATTTGTGCAGCTATGTCAGCACCGCGCATAGGCGCGACAGCTTCAATAGTGCGTTTGCGGTCAAATAATCCCATGGGCGCATTTTCTCAAAATGTCAAGCATCAACCCACTAAAATATCTATATCCGTTTCCGGGCGTGTCGCAAAGTGAGTGCAGAGAGCTGCTGCTACGGCTGCACAAACGGCGGTTTGGCTCGCACGCCTTCCTATGACCCATCCTCCATCGCCTCTACGCAATTGCACAGCTGAAAGCATTTGCTCTGTAAGTGAGCTTTGATTTCGGTGCTTGAGCCTGCCCGAATTTATTGCGCCTAACAGCTCATCGCACGCTTGCGGATAATCGGCATCCATGTCATGGATAGGAATACCGGCCGGCTGCATTCGAGCTGCGACCGCGCCACTTGTGCGCCTTGAATAAAGCAAATACTCAATAGGATACTTCCGGCAATAACTAGCTGCATCATTTGCAATTGCCCGATCATCTAGCTGAATGGTGTTTTCCCATGTGTGCAACAGCTTGATAATAAAGCTCTCTGATCCAAGCTTTTGGGCAGCGACCAATGCACAATGCTTTCTGTCCGGTGAAATATCAATGGCCATCCATGTAAGCTTGTCCTCATCAAGATCAATTGTTTCATCGCCACATTCTTGCCATTCTTTGGCACCAATAACGCTGGAGATTGTTTGTACCCAACGATTCAAAACCTCGGTTTGCACCACATCGGGAGGATCATTGAAAACAGAGCGGATATTGTCGGGGTGAATTGTTATGTTAAGTCCGGGATTGGCGAATGCCGCGTTTTCCAAGCTAATTTCATCGGTAGGTGCCGACCATTCAAAATAACCTACATCATCAGCTGCACCACTAGCTGCAGCCAATCCGCGCTCTCGCAATTGGTTGAGCACAATTGAGTGTGAATCACCGGCTGTTGAAAAACAGCTAATTTGTGGATTCTTGGCAGCCATCAATGTGTATCTCAAGCTGGCAAAAGTTTCCATATCGTGCAGCTCTCGGATTTCATCCATATGCACGCTTTCCGGTTTTGATAAACCTCTAGCTGCTGATCCACCAGCTTTGATGACAAACCGCGATCCTTCTTTTGTTTCAATCTCCTCGGCACCATGTTGCCACCTAATCCGCTTCACCCGTTTAGCCAGATCATCATTGCTCTCCACAATCTGCACAATTGCTCGAAATTGCTCAAGCGATGTGACTAACCGGTGAGCTGTAGAAACCTGCAAGCTTTCATTCCAATGAAACAGCCCCATCAAGATTCTGGCCAT